GCATTTACTTCCTCGACGGAACCAAGTGCCTCTACAGCGTCAGATACGGTTGGCGCACTGGTTTGTGGAACAGACTTTAATGCCTGCAACTCACGCTCCATTTGCGCTAATCTGGCTTCTCTCTCTTCAAGTTGCGCCTGAGCGGCTTTCTTCGCAGCAACTAACTTGTTGATACGCTTCTGTACGCCTCGGCTCAAAGAGCTCTCTTCAGGCTCACCTTCTTCATCGGTGGACTGATCGGCTTCCGCTTGAGCTTCGACTTCAGGTTCAGCTTCCGCTGTCTCTTCCGTCTCGACCTCGGGTTCCGCCTGCTGCTCCTCTTTGGCTGGAGCCGCCTCCTCCTCGTTTAGGAAATTAGATTTAACAAAATCAGCTAGGCTGTATTCGTCAATCTTTCCGAGGTTATTTGCAACGGGTGTACTGTCTGCCTCCTGACTCCCGGCGTCAGGCTGTGTGTTTGTGTTATTCATGCTATAACGGTAGCAAGCCCTTTTTAATTCAATCCAGTAACGCTGGAAGGCCCGTTAGTGGCGTTATGCCAAATCTTTTTCAGGAGTCAAGCCATTTAATTGTCTAGCTTGTTTTCTTAATTCAATAAGTGTGCTCAAAACTAAATTAATCCCATCAGCCTGTCCTGCCGCATGTATTCTATCTTCTCCTTTGCAGTCTTTACTTATAGCAACCATCCAGTGTTGCTCTTGTAGCTGCTCAAGAACCTTACATATTTCTGACCAAACAAGGTTTTTCCCTGAAAATCCAAAAGCGTTCTTTTGATCTTCCGTCATATTACTGTTGTGCCTGCTGTGCCTGTTGCGCCACTGGAGTTACTCCAATCCGGCCAATCTGCGCATTTTGCTGTTGCATAACAGACATCTGAAGACTCTTAACGTAGTTTTCAAACAACGCCTTGAAGTTCTCGTCCTGCTGAAGTGCAGCCTGCGCTTTCGGGTTAGCTTGCAAGACCTGTTGCGCGTATTGCAGCTTGGTCTGTGCAGCCGGGTCGTTCTCTTGGTACAGAGCCTCATTGCCGAGCAGCATCATGCCAATGTCTGACTGCACATCCTTGAACATCTGCCTGCTGGCATCCTGAGGATTGAGGATCAAGTCTTTCGCTACCTCTGGAGCAATAGCCTGAATCATCATCTCGGTGAGCTTGTTTCTGTTCAAGACTCCGCCAGTGTCGAGTTGTGCAACCTTGGTAAGGAAATCAATCTTCTGTGCGATGTACTCTTTATCGAGGTCCATCACGTCAAATTTGACCGTCAAATCAAACTCGTTGTGAATTTCAGACAAATTTTGCGGCAGTTGACCGCCAGTGATACGCTGTATCTCCGCAGGTGACATGTACTGGCAGCACAGACTAAACATCTGCCGGAAGATTGTACGCCAAGTGAGCAGCCAAGTGTTTACCAGCATCTGCTGACTAAGCTGTGTCTTGCGTGGATCAACGCCAGGATTAACCGTGCCAAAGTAAGCTGCGTGACTAGCTTCAACACGCTGGATCAAGTTAAACGCCACACCCGGCTCGCGAGCGGGTGGGTCCATGAACGTGTAATCAGACGGATTTACGACAGGTAACTGTACCCCTGGGCCAACTCGATTGATGGCACCAATCCGTTTGACGACTTTAATGGGAGGAAGAGTCGAGAAGGCAGTATGATCCCTAATGGAATCGTGTTGCGCCTTGATTTCGTCCTGATCCGTGTGAGCAAGCTCAGGGACACCGCGAGTATCAGTAATAGCGCGGCGAATGCACTCACGACGGAACTCCACAAACGGATACTCTCCGTGCGCGTAATCGAGTCTTTCATGGATAGCATACGAGATTTGTTCCTTACGATGATCGACTGCCGCCTGTGGACAGATAACCGTGTAGTAAATACACGGAGCCTTGCCATCCAAGCTCTTAGTGTAGCAGTACACCACCTCAATCATGTTCTGGTAGTTGAGCCCGTTGTATACAAGAAGCTCAGTGCTTGGCAGGATGTTCGTGTTGTACATCGTGCTGCTCTTACCAGCCATCTGCACAGCCAACTCCACCCAGTCTTTGTTCCAGCCTTCTGTGGTGATCTTCTCGCGAATCTCCACTTCAGACATCCACGTCCGTCGAAAAATTACACGGGATCGTTGTAAGTCTGCCGTCTCAGGCGGAACAAGAACTTCATCCCAAGGCTTAAGAGCAATAATCTCAGGTAGGTTTTTGCTAACATACTCTTCATCTCTGGAGGTTACTCCTGTTTCAGCCAGTTCTTTAACCATCCGCTTTGCGTCGGTGGCCGTAAGTCCCGGCACTGTAGCTTCAAGAATAGCAGCAGCCTCGTCAGACTGTTGCATGATCAAGTCCGGCAACTGCATCAGCGTCGGGCTCTGTGACTGCTGCGCCAAAGCAACAATCTCATTCATCGTCACCGGCTGTTCACGCTTGCTGATGTTCTGTCTCCAGCCAATAAAAAAAGCTGTCCACCCGTACTGGAAAGCGTACTGCGCCCCAAGCTCAGCTTCACGTCGAAGCTCCAGCGGCATCTTGCTGTCGCGAATCCAGTGCAAAAGTGTCGTGGCAATTCCGCTGACCGTCATGTCGTTCATGTCGATGCCACTCGTGCGAATGGTTGCACGCTCAAAGGCAGTTACCAACAGCGACGAAAGCTCGTTACAGGTAGAGTCGATCAAACGATTGCGAACGTCACTGGCACCCTCAAACGGCCAGGCTGGGTCACCTTCGTTACGCAAATTACTATGCTTTTTCCCGTCATCACTTTGACCGGCCCACCGAGCAAAACGCACATCATCGAACTTCGTCGTCAGGTTACCCTGCGTCGAGTTAATCATTGCGCGATTGTACTCACTCAACAGATCCCCAACGTCAGGGATGGCTGTCGCAATAGCTAAAGGATCTGAAGAAGCTGAATACATAGATAATTAAATTAATAGGAACCGCATTTAGCCATTTGCTTCATCTGCTTTTCCCATTGTTCGCCTCCAAAATATTGTGGCTGCATTACCACCATATACCCTAAGGCGTCAATTGGATCTTTACTAGCACCTTTTTGTCCATCTTGTCCAGTCCATTCCTTTAAGCTGTATATTAAGTTCTGGCAAGACTCGTGAACCATTAGTTTTGGATGATTTACACCTTTTACCATTGGATTTTCTACATTCCATGACAAAAGATCATTGATAATCATCACACGCTCCTCAATTGGCATGGCAGCCGCAGGAGTAAACATAAGCGGATTATCAGTCTGATAAAGCAAGTCCAACACTGTAATGCCGCCGTCCTTGGTGATCGTCTCCGTTCCAGCCGTCCTTGGGTCAATCCAACGGTCCACGATCATCTCACGCTTGTCTCCAGCCGTCTCCAGGCTCCAGATCAAGTCAGTATACTCGTTCACACCCCTTCCTGCTCCAGCCTTCTGTGCCGGGCCAGCCCGACCATCCGCCTTGTCACTAGGAAGCGCCCATTCCCCATAGCTTTGATCCGGCCATTCCCGATAGACCCATAATATACCGTACTTATCTACTCTACCCCAAAGCATGAACCAGTTCCGCGCCCCTGCCGGGTCCACAGCCATATAGTTGCTCCCATCAGGAATAACCTCCTCAGCGTCTCCCTTCCACAGGTTATGGTCGCCAAACATGGGAAACTCACTTCCAGCCGTCTGGTCAGCCCAACCATAAGCGCGGATCTTAATGTCATGGCTGGAGCGCCCCGAAAGCTCCTGCTTCATGCGCTCCCAGTTGTTGTACGGGTTAAGTTCCGTATGATACCAGATGCAAGCGTGCCTGCCATACAGGTTCTCCGCTTGATAGGGCATCTCACCCTTCGGAACCGTCAAAACGTTGTTATTGGGTAATAATGGAGATTTGCGGGTAGCCGTTACCTTGGCACTGTTGATGTACTCCTTCACGACTTGAGTGTACCCTTGCACCGGCGTAAAAGTAACAATCAGCTTCCCAGACCTAGTCACCAGACGGTAGCGCAGGGTATCGAGCCAGTTCTGCGGCACAAGTTCGTCGCACCAGACGTAGTCCACCTCACCACCTTCAACCACCTTAATGTCCTGGGCATAGTTAAGGAACCAGATCTGGTTACCCATGTACACCGCCGTATTGTCGCTGAACCCGTTCTTCTGGCTAAAACTAATCTGCGTATGATTAGTACGTTTAATATTTCGTATCTCAGGCGGTAGGTACTTATAGAAGACGTTCTGCTGGGCAGACACACTTGTCATGTGGTTAGTGTGAAAGCACCAGATGCGGATGTTGCGCTTGTTGTAGCGTTCCTTTACCCAAGACGGCGCTTGTCCATTAAGGTCAGTCCCTACAAAAGCCTGGGCCATCCGTTTGGCAGCGTACTCAGTCTTGCCACTTCTGTTCCCCCCAAGGACGACGATCTCGTTAAAGCGGTCTAGCAGCTTATCTGCATCGGGCCAGTGCGGCAGCTCGTGGCCATAGCGCATCGGATCGTTCTGCTCAGCCTTAATCTTGTTCTCCCGCATGAGGAAAAGATCGAGCACCTTCTCCGGGCCAATGTTCTCGATCATCTCCAGCCGCTGCCGCTTGTTCGGTGCCGGGAGCGTTGGATGTTCCTCCAGCTTGTAGGCTAAAACTTTCTCAATAATTTCCTGATTTTCTTCATTCATACAGTTGACTTTCCCTGAAGATGCTCTAAATTCCTTGTGTCGTCAAATAAACGACCGTGTACCTTCTGCGCAACCTGAAACATCGGACGCACGAGCGACTAAATGGTTCCAGCTATCCCTCTCGAGCTGGATTAAACATCTGCTTCGGTCTTAAAGTTGCAGAGTGCTGACAGTCACGCCTACGAGAATGGCAAGAGTTTCCCGAACGGGTAGCCATCACTCACGACTGTAATTGCGAAACGAAACGACGACACTTATACGGATCGTTGATCTCATTTTTGTATAGTACTCCCCCAAGATAGGCAGTAATGCTGAGTCTTGGGGGTACTATGCTCACTCGCAACTCTCCTTGCCGGATTGTTTATCTCCTCCGGTGAGCAGCGTTAGCTGCGAGAGTGAGCATCTGGGCGAAGCCTAGTGCGAACGGCAACACAAAACAAGAGTGCAAGATAAAGCTTAACTTTAACTACTCAGTAAGAAGTAAGCTTATGCTTAAGAACAGATAATCCAAAGTATAGCCAACTCAAACGTGTTAAGTGGCGTATACTCGGCGCTTACCAAGCTTAACACACACTTAAGCGCGATATGCAGCATATAACCTGCGCTTAATGCGAATATAAGCGACTTAAACTTACTCTTAAGCCGATCAAGCGTGTCATATACTGCCAACTTGTCTTTGAGCGTCACCTTATGCATATGGTCTTGTTCTTAACCCGAATCTTCTGTCCTTTGCGAAAGTTAAACCCTCTAGCACCCACAAACACTTTGTCAGCCATATCAGTCTTAACCCAACGACTGTTCGGATATAACATGACAATTGTCTGTTCCGTAACCTCATCACTTACGGACAACTGCTGCGGCTCTGTCACAGGTGTCACCTGTACCACCGGCACAAGCTCCTCCACAGGCTGCTCCTGCTCGGCCACATCACAAGCCAGCGTGCCATCCAACAGGTCACTGCGATAGATACGGCGCACACCGCGAAACGCCTTCCGCTCGATGTAATCCACGTCCTGCTTGTACGACATAGGCCGATACGCCGGGCCTAAGTGCTGCTTAACCGTCTTCTCGCTGAGTGTGTACTTGGTCATAATACGAACGACGGTACACTGGGTCGGCCAATTACACAAGCAAGGTGTAGCGTAGCATGGCGACGGGTGCGCGAGCCGAGTGCAAAGGGGGCCAGTTGGCGAAAAAAAGTCTGAGGGGGGGTATGCGTCGCTGTCGTCGCCAGTCAGCCAGGCGCGACCCCCTCCCCCCCTGCCTCCGGTTTTGGCACGTCAAAATGCACTCCAACAGAGTAAATCCCCACTCTATATGATATGTGTTGTAAACTGTTATGGCCAACGTGTTCAGCCGCAGCCGCTTGCAAGGGTCGGTCAAACGGGCGCTGTCGGGGTGGTCTGTTTGATGGCCGGAGAGCGTCGATTGACGGGCCACGAGGGCCGCGGAGCGGGGCTGCCAGCACGAGCTGCGGGGCTGCCGCTGGCGCGCGCGGTCGTCTCGTGTGGCGGGAGGGCCGTAACACATCCAAATCCCTACTAAACTAGTAGGGTATTCACCCGCACTCTCACCCGCCACCCGCACGCACGCACGCACTCCGCAGCACGTCCCACAGTCACGCCTCTCGTGCACTCACCGAGCCGCACTCACTCGCACGCACGCACTCACCAGGCACGCACGCACTACGCACTTTTCTTTGCCTATCGTCACTTTTTTGTTGCTTACTTGTGCAAAGCGCCGTATTTTTGCCCTCGTATGAATAACACATCACTAATCGACTCCCTCAACGCAGAACTACAACTCGCGCACGCAGATATGCTTGCAATCCGCTCCGCTGGTATCTTTGGCAAGGCACGCCTTGCAGCATGCAAGCGCGTAATTGTCGCAATGGAAGCACTTTGCGCAGCACAGAGGGCCAGTAAATAACCACCCAAAGTAACCCGCATTGAGACAGCAATCTACGCCTAAACCTTATGACCACCGAATCCATGAATACACTCGAGCACATCGCATACGTCCGCCTTGCATTGCAATTCTTTGCAGCAGGCTGTTTTTTGCTGGCCGCAACCCTTTTGCTGTCAGCCATTAAAGACGCCAGCAAATAACACTCAGCAACCTAACACACTACAAAACACATACTTATGACAAAGATTAACTTTACCTATCCATGGGGACTCATTCGCAGAAACGGAAACCGTTTACTCTGTGCAGATAACATCGTTCGCGCCGCAGAACTTGCACAGTGCGCTGATACATACTTCAGCATTCCCGCATCTATCCGCATCAAAGGGAAACGGATCACGGGGTACGCAACATCAGATGAAAGCAACGGAGAGAGGGTTTGGATATTTCGTCCAATGGACATCGAAAAAAACGCCTATCCGTTTTTGGCTTGGAAGGCCTAGGTTCCCATGCTGCGGCTCTGTGGGGCCGTAGTAGGGAGCAAAGGCGCTCCGCACAAACACACTACAAAAACCATATGACAACTACAGAAAACATGATTGCCGTCCTAGTTGATTACGTTGGCGCAACCAATACCAAGGGCGCGCGCATTAAGCTTACCCTACCGCTTTGGGAAAAGCGCGCTTGGTTATCCTATAACTACGAGGAGCGGGATGCTGAAGCTGGCGCGCTTCGCTGGTTTGCTGATGCTAACCTTCACCCGATTGCCCGCGCTTGTAATGGTGCGCAAGTGATTCTGCTTTTCTCGTTTAATGACGCTGAATCAATTCGCGGACTGTTCTAACCAACACAACAACGCAACACACTACAAATAAATGAGACACCTACACACCGAAGAGGAAATTGAAGGCCTTGCCGAGCGGCGCATTGACCGCCTCGATGAAAAGCTGATGAGCAACCAACTCACGCAAGCGGATGAAGACGCCAGGTGGAGCGACCTCAGCGACCTTTTGCACGCCATTGAGAGCCTGCCTGGCGTCGCTGCTTTAGAGCAGATCGGCGACATTGACCACGAAAATGGCCGCGGATGGACGTATGAAGTGACGCTGGCTTAACCCAACCTAACCCAACCAATGAAACGCTATAAAGTCGAATGCATTCAACGCTATCTGGACGGCGGAAGCGACACTGAAATCATTTATGTCACCGCTTATGATCATGAACATGCCGAAGAGCTCGCCTTTGATCGTTGCGGAGGTCCGTGGGGACAATGCACGAACATGGAATTCCGCGCTACGCTGATTCCGCAATCCCGTCGAATTCGGCGGGTTTAATTCCTTCCCACTCCGCGCACCTCACGCGCAACCCTGCGCAGACTCGCCAGCAGCGCAGCGAACTGCCGCGCCAACATCCTTTCCCGCCTATGTGACACCTCATACATGCTCCGCCATTTTGCGGCCTCACTCGCATAAAACTCAGCCTCCTCTTCTAGAGCTTCGCAGTCTTCACACATTGCAGGGCGCTCTCTAGTCGTGCAATTTTCACATGCTGCATCTGTATGATGCGCCAATACCGCTCGGTCAGGTCGCGCAGGTCGAGCACCTCGTTGGCCAAATCAATCCCGTTCGGTAAAACCAAATTTGAATTTGGAATCTCCAAAAGCAATTTCGAATCTAGCTTGAAATTTGGAAGGCTGACTTCTGATTTACAAGGTTGCTCTGCCATCGCATCACTCGTTTTCAATCGTTCCAACATGGTCTTGAGCTTTCGGCGGCTTAAGGGCCGCCATGAAAGCGGCTGAGATGTCTTGGTTGGTATGCAAGTGGACATGCTGATGCAGCGCATCCGGGGTCTTGTTCTTCTCTAGGTTAGCATACTTGTCCAGTGTGATACCCAAGGCCAGCACGGCGTCCTTCGCGGACATCTCTGGCATTAGCTCCATGACACGCTGAGCGGCGCCGTCTATCACACTTTGCAGCTTCGCCTTCAGGTTCGTGTTGAAGTACGCATTACGGAACTGCGAGTCCATGTCGAGCGCACTCACCTTGATCTCATCTACACTTCGCTCGGAGATACCGAGCTGCATGGCAATGGCTCTCGAGTGTTGCCCGGTGATGAACAGATCGAGCACCTTCTTCTGTATCTCCGGTGGAATGCCCGCAAGCGCCCCTTGTCCGTTCACTTTCTCCATTACAACCCCAGGCACATGCTTCTCGATCTTCACTCCACTCAGACCAGCAAGCTGCCGTGCCCTGCTCTCTGGCGAGCGGTACACGGCGTTGCGCTTCTTGCGCTTTGGTGTCTCGCTCATACCCCACAAAGCCCCTCACATTCGTTTCCAAACATATCAAGCTGCCCAGCGTCTTCTTCAGTGGACAAGTCGACATCCTCAAGCGGGACGCACGACCTGTGCAGCCAAGGGACGCTTCTCATCTTGTCTGTTTCTGCTTTTGTGCGCTGCAATTCTTTCTCGACTCGCACGGCCTCAGTAAAAGCTTCTGGCTCGTGTTCCTTAAGTCGTCGCCACTCTTTATTTGAGTGGAACGGGCAATACGAACATGCACTTCTTGGTGGCTCAGGAAACCCGCGCTGCTTTAACCAAGCGATACAATCGTGACGGCGCATCTCAAGCTCAACCAACGGCCACCGATGTTGCGTCCACTTGTCGCGACTTGGTTTCATGCGTTGAATCTCATCGTAACTGATGCCAATGAATTGAGTGATTTGCACCTGTTTTTCACCTCTTTTGATGCCACAAAGCCGCCTCAAATTCTTAAGAATTGGTGCAATTTTGTAATCTGCTGTGCAGGATCTGCCGAGTAAGCCAATGCTGCCATCCGGTGCCTGCATAAATGCTGGAATTGTGCTTTTAGTCCATACCCTGCCATCTTTGGCAGTCCGAAACGCCATCATGTCAGTGGTCATGTTCCCACGAGTCACTCGATGCACCGGAAATGGAAGCTGTTTCTCAAGCCAATCAAGCCATGTGTATACAGATTTTGGCTCCGCTTGAGTGTCAGCAAAGATGGCAAAGTCCGGCATTGGCGCGATCTCTCCAACTGCTGCCATGAGCGCAAGCGTGCTGGACTGCACGCCTGCACCCAAATTAAGCACATTCCATTTAGTGGTCGGCGGTGGCTGACCGTTAAGTGAAAGCATTATACTCACTCTCGCTCCTCCATGAATATGTCGCCAAAGGCAGCCTCACGGATGGCCTGGAGCTGCATGTAGTAGTAATCCGCCTTGAGCGCGATGCGAAGCTGGATGTCAGCTTCCTCTTCACGTTCCTTTTTCAAAATTTGAATTTCATTTTTCAATTTTGAAATCTCCTCCTCAGCCTGAAGGAGCAGCATCTCTGTGGCTATGGCGTTTTCTGGTGTCATTTTTGAATTTGATCTTTAAGAGCTTCAATCATTGCATGTAAGGCACTGTTCTCCAAGCGTAGATCAAAGTTCTCGCTTCTGGCATCCCTGCCTGCTTGCACTAGGTCTTTTGTCAGCAATCGCCCATAGTGCACAATTGCACCCTTCTCAAACACACCCAACTCAACGCCATCAGATCGCAAACCGGCTTCTATCCAGCAGTTTTCTTCGTGTTGTGTCATTTTTGTTTAACGTACTCTAGTCCGGCCTCGTCTAAAAGCGCATACAACCGCTTAGCCTCATCTTTCCACGAATGCTTACGCTCGATTAACGGCATGCCAACCAGCGCCCGCAGCCTGTTCATGGCTTTCATCCCAACCCAGATGACCTGTTGGTTGTGCTCAAGTGCGTAGCGAAGCTGGTCTGGATTGCGTATGTTGAGCTTCTCGATGTACCGGGCCATCTTGAAGTCGAGGGGCGCACACCCGCTGAGTTGCTCCATTCGGTACACCCACAACTTGCGCCGGTTCTCAAACGGCCTCATTTCCGAGTCTCCTCATGTTTAATCGCGTCCCACATGCAATCAGCTTCAAGCTGGTGATACTTAGCCAACAGACGCAGCACGCAAATGGCTGTCGTGTCCTCGTCGCTCTCGGCAAAGTCTTCAACATATGAGGCAATGCGCCCCAGCATCTGTGAATGCTCCTTGAGTTTCTCGATGTTGTCGCTCACTTCTGCACCTCCTCCCATTTGCCTAGTGTCCGCAGAAACGCCTCTGCGCGTTGGCGGGCTGTGGCATCTAACATGTCGCTCGCTTCCATCCGTTGCCAGTTATGTGGATTTTGTAACTTCCCAAGCTCGTCGATGTAATCGTACCGCATGTAGTAATCTTTACGCCATAGGTACTGTTCAGCCTCATGCATGGCGTTGAGATCCTTGCAATAATTAAGAATTGCTTGAGAGCCTACTGTTGATCCGTTGTCGGGATACCAATCTCCGTCCGGCCTGCGTTTTCGACCGCACGCCTCCGCAATCGCTGCGTTGATTTGTTCGTCAGTCATTACGCGCCTCCTCCCATTTACCAAGCGTTTTCAGAAACGCCTCTGCCCGTTGGCGAGCTGTGGCGTGAAAGTAATGCTGTCCTTTCGCGGAAACCAACCGCTCAATGTGGTAGGCCATAACAAACATGTTAGCATCAGTCAACGTGTTCTCCGCCTCATGCATGGCGTTGAGGTCATTACAAAAGTCCATCGCTTTCCGCGTATCAGAACTATATGGGTGATCCCATAAGCCTGTTATTTCCGTGATCCGCTCGTTAATTTGTTCGTCGGTCATGGTTGGGTCACCCTGTTTACAGTTCTGAAGTGCGTCTCTAGTGTTTTAAAAACCTTCACGCACATAACTAGCTCAATGTGTTCATTTACATTTACGGTTTTCTTTTTATCAGCCCATGCTCCGTATGCTTGGTCTCGGTCGGAAAATTCACCAGAACACCAAAATTCCCCATCTGCATCTCTTCTACCCAGCATGTAAGTAATAATTTCGTTTGTCATACTTCGTAAGTCTCCCATTCTTCTGACAAGAGTTCGTCCCCATAAAGTATGACTGAACAATTTACATCGTTAGTATGGTACATTTTTTGCACAATTTGGTCAGATTTATTTATTTCACGCTTCATCCGCAACACGCCATCTGAACACCAAGGACTTAACCTAATGCCAATCTTGTGTGGCTGTTCGAGCATAGCTTTAAATGCCTCACAGAATCGCAGTCTGTTTTGTATCAGCTTCATTTCGCCTCCTTCTGCGTCAGCTTATACGCCTCAGCCAACACAAGGTCAGCGTCAAGCAGTGCAGCCCGGTCTTGCGCAGATGCTGAGTTAGCGTCGTAGTGACTCAGCAGCCTATGCTTGAGCTGCTCGATCGCTGATGCCGCCTGTACGGCAAGATGCCTGTGCATGATAAGCTCGGCCTTAAGGTTGCCGATCATCTCGGCCTGGCGGTTGTGTGCGTCCATGTATTGTTGTAGTTGTACGCTCATGCTGCGAATTTGACTCCCATTCGACGGTGTGCAGTCTTGTTCTCGTACCCGATGCTGATTAATGCATCGATCATCTCCTCGTTCGAGGGCCACATTTCCTTGCGAAAAGTGCTAGGATGTGCTCGGAGCCACATGTCCATTTCCGGCCAACGGTTCGGCACCGTCTTGTCTGCAAAGTAATCCCACCACACGATCTGCGCCACAAACACTTGCAGCTTCACCGGCAGTTCCATAATCCGGCTCTGCCATTCCCGTGGATCGACCAGTCTCAACCTGCCTACCCAGCCGTTTGATTGTCTTTTTGTATTCCTGATTCTCATTTGTTAGTCGTTTGTTTTCTTGTGTTAGTACATGGATGCGCTCCATGAGCGATTCGATTAGTTGAGCACTCATTCTCGGTCGAAGATGTAGCCCAGCGCCAATGCTAGAATGCTTAGTATAGCAATAGCAACTTGTATTTTAGGTGGGTTCTTCATTCTTCTTTTGACTTTCTTTAGCATCACACTCAGGGCAGAACCAGTCTCCCCAAAAGTCTTGAGTCAAATCTTCCCGGCAGTACCAGCAGACTGGATGCTCGTCCTTAGGATCGCTATCACCTGGGTATCCTGTGCTGATCATCTGCGACCTCCGTTGTATTCGTACATGGCTGACACCGCGAACACGGCGCTTGAGATAAACAACGCAAGCAGCACGACTGCTTCCCAAAGTTCTTGAGCGAAGTAGGCAATGGCTAGTCCATCTAGAATCGCAAGTGTCGCAAATGCCCAGAGGTAGGGCAGTGCTTTGTTTGAGTTGTCGGGTTCAAGTTTCATATATGACTGGTAGTGTTTTACTTTATTCATTGTGGAATGTTGCTGTTTTGCCGTGGAAACGCAGATTTGCACTGACGCCACACGGACCATTTCGTTGGATGGGTATGCCAATCTCGCGAAACTCTGCGTCGTCGGACAGCTTCACAACCATCACGGCTGTAGCGTCTTGTCCGATTGCGCGGCTTTCGCGAGCTTTGCCCTGCTCATTTAGTTGCGTAATCGAGATCACTAAGCAACCTAATTCGATGCCAAGTAGGCGCAGACTCCGGCTGACCTCAGCCACCTCACGCTCACGGCTGCTGTCCTTGCCTAGGTCGCACCGCACTAACTGGATGTAGTCTACGAAGAGTACGCCCAAGCCATCCGGCGACTTCGCCATAGCCCGTGCAGTAGCGCAGATGTTGGCGATGTCATAGAGATCGTCGCGCACCACTAGACGGCTGTTATTAAGCTTCTGGATGGCACTGTGGACGCCTCGTATGTCGCGCTCGTGCTTCGCACCTTCAGCGAGGGTGCGCAGGCTGACGCTGCCCAGCCGGGCGACAAGCCGGTCGATGATTTGGTTAGCTGGCATCTCCAAAGAGATGACGAGGATTCCTTTGTTCATCGTGTTCCATTCCCAGGCCGTGACGAAGTGTGCGAGTGCTGGCCGGTGTACTCCTCCAACACATACTTCACCTCGATTAGATCCGTCGATTGATTCTCAGGCAGCAGCATAAGCGCCTCCATCTTCGATCCGAGCGCGTCTTTCGGGCCAATACAGATGACGTCCTGCGTCTTCTTAGGACGCGGCAGCTCCACGTTTTGCAACACGTTAGTGCGGCGGATAAGTACCCAGTCGCTCATGCTTCCTCCCATCTACGTGGCAACATCACACGCATCGTTGGTGGACCGGGCCACACGTCTTGATCGAGGCACAGCTTGTACTGCGACAAGGTCACGTCGAGCTGCTGGTTAGCGATGTCGATGAGTTCCGTGGATGCCTTCACCCACTGCGAGAGATGGGGCGCTTGCATGTCCACGACCAAGAAATAGAAGTCGATGTCCTCTTGGCCGGTGATCTGCTCAAGACCGTAAGCATACCAAGCAGCTTGGCGATCATAGCCAAACCCAAAGAACTTATGGTCGAATTTAGACCAGTCACTGGTCGTCTTTAAGTCCACGATAGCCGGACGACCCTTAATCTCCGTGATCATGTCAGGCCTGCCTTTGCATTGCACACCATCACGTTCCCAAAACATGGACGCTTCGATAATCTTGTTAGCTGTGACCATCTCAAGCAACGGCTCTACAGCCGCACAGGCACCTTCGACTCGCGCACCTTCGTCCTCGTTGAGGATGACTTTACCAAGGTTCTCTTGGCAAAAGTTCTCCCATGTCAGCTTGCCCTCCTTGGTGCGCCGATCACAAGCTGGAGCAATAGCATACTCACAGCGGCCTTCCAGCGCCAAGCTGTGGACGAGTGTGCCGAGTTCCATCTCGCGGGAGGGCTTCCACTCTTGCGACTCTTTCCACTTGTAGTAGCTTGGACAAACTGCAAAAGCGTCCAGGCTGTGTTTCGATAAACCGTGAGTTCCACGGTACTTTGTCATTTCCCAATCGTAGTGTATTTCGTTTTTCATTTTGTTATGGGTTGATTTCAAGCGCACCGCAGCCAACGATCCTGCCAGCTCCGTCGCGAATGAGTTTTGTTGGACTCGCCAAATCTTTCCTGTGCGGAAGTGCAGTTCGCACATAGCCCGGCACAATGTAAAGTACACCTTTAATTGGATCCGGCAGGTTGCTCACACGAGCGTCCTTGCAGCACATTATGGGGACACCGTCTATGTCGTCCACCTTAGACAAGTGTGAGTGTACTTTGACTGAGTTTCCGCTAGGCTCGACGATACCATAGCCAGTGATGACTATGTCGTGAGGGGTAAGGTTGATAAGCTTATTCATTTATTAAGTTTGCAATGATGTTGAGTGCCAGCATGGTTTTGCCGGACTTAGTTTCGCCACCGATGACGACAAAGTCTCCGTAGCGTATCGGGCAGATGTTGTCGATAGCGGAGTAGCCGGTTTTGATCCGCATAGATTCGTCATCGCCAGTCTCGTAGCGTGTCAGCGCATTAAGCAAGAGCGCCTTCGTATCCATGACTTTCGGTGGGGCCAGTTCACGGGACAGGCTCTCAACCTTCATCACGACATCACTTAACAGCTCCGGCGTCTGCTGCGTCTGGTCGCCGATAGCCATGAGCGTCTCGTAAGCAACATGCTGCAAGGTGCGACGCTTGGCCGTGGACTTGACTATCTCGATGAGGTCACCAATTGCTGACGCAATCGGCATGAGCGTGTAGAGCTCGCTCAGTTCGTGGAATTGCACCTGAGGCAGCGTCTCGCGTACTTTCTCAAATACGACACGGATCTCCGAGCTGGCGTTGCGGCTCTGCTGCTGCAAGATGATCTCGCATACTCGGTGACTGAGCGGATCGAAGATGTCTGACACCTTGAAGTTTTTCTCCGAGATGTGATGCAAGAACACCTCTGGATGGTTCAGCGCAATCGACGCTATGCCACGTTCAGCCTCGCTCGCGGTTGGCACCACCGTGTCAGGTGGCAACTCTACAGGCTTACGCCTACCAGCTTTCTTGGGTGCTTCCATTTGATGCCATTAAAGTGTCGCGCTTAAGAAGCGTCTTGATTGGCGTACGCACCATTG